TCACATGTACACCCATGCCCCTTTCGAATACCAACGGTACGCATGACATACGAGAGGTACGCCTACGAGCGACTGGAGTTTAGACGGGCTCGCTGTGGTACGGTCTATAGACTGGGGGACTGCGGTTTAGACGGCAGTTTAGACGGCTGAGTTTAGACGGAGGGATGGAGTTTAGACGGGAGTTTAGCCTCCTTTAACCGCACACGGCGTTCCAGCAAAAAAAATTTTACAGAAAATTTGGTATACCAAAGAGCCCGCTAGTTTTTTTACTGGAGTCGTTATCGTCTAAACTGATGCGAGCGTTTGACAAGGCTTGGACTATCCTGAAACAGCGCAAGCCGCATATCACTTGGCTAGACCCTGAGAAGAGGTCGGGCTGGATTGATGGGCGTATCAATCTTAGGGCAGACCTTTGGGCTGGGAATAACCCCGGTGGGTATACTGAAAGCATCTCTGATACTTACTACGACAATGCAGGATTACCTAGACCTGAGCCTCAGCCTCCTGTTCAAGTAGATGAGGAAAGAGAGAAGTTTATGGCAACCATGTTTGACGAACAGGGTAATTTGAAGGTCTGAGATTCATTAGTCACCAACAAGTTTAATTTCTACACCGGACTCGTATGAACGGTCTTATGAAAATCATAGTCTACGAAGTTGGTCCTAGAGATGGATTGCAATACATCAAGCACTTTGTTCCTACCTCTGACAAACAGAAACTCATAGGGCTTCTGTATGACAGCGGGCTGACTGAGATTGAGGAAGTCAGTTTCGCTCACCCGAAAGTCTTGCCGCAGATGGCTGATGCAGAGGAAGTTTGGACTGGCATAGGTGCTGGGCTTGTCATGAATCAGAAGGGCTTTGACAGGGCTATGGACTTAGGTATGAACCACATCAACATCGTGTTCAGTCCTTGTGAGACATTCAATTTGAAGAACATGGGTAAGACTCGAAGCGAAATTGTTCTCATGTACAAGACGATGCTCAACGCTTACCCCAAGGACTTGGTTAGGGTATACATAAGCATGGCGTTTGGTAGTCCATATAGCGGTAGTTTTACTGAGTCAGAAATCAAGTCTTGCGTCAGAGATGCGAAGATGCTAGGCTCTACTGTAGTTCTCAGCGATACGGTTGGTGCTGCGACTGAGCAAGAGGTAAAGGACTGGGCTTCTATTGTATACGAAGAAGACCTAACTCCGGCTCTGCATTTGCACCATAAAGGCTCAGAAGAACAGGCAATCAGGCTTGTTAGGGCTGGCTTATTTTCCGGTATCAGGCAATTTGATTCTAGCATCGGGGGATTGGGCGGTTGTCCCTTCGCAGAGGGCAGCGGTGCTAATCTTGATACTGCCCTTCTTGTCAGCCATCTACACGCTTGGGGCTTTGAAACAGGGGTAGACGAGAAGATGCTGGGGAAAGCAACTGACTTCGCAAAATCAATCAACACTTTTTTTAGTGGTCTCGCTATCCCCACCTCATGAGCGCACTCGAAAACGCTTGGCTTACACTGAAGGCACAACCCGGCGCACAGGGTATGTACGGTACAGTTCACCCTGCTATTGCGGGTATGCCGTCTAACGAATACATTGATGAATACATGGGTGACAGTGCTTTAGATAATCGTCAAGGTATCGCTACGAGAGTTCTCAACCCAGTAGCGACAATGAGGGGCGGTATGCTCAACAGACTAAGAGGTAAAGATTTGGAGATGCTTACTCCTGAGCAAAGGGCTGAACTAGAGGGGATGACTGATACCTTTAGTGGTAGAGGTGACGCAGTACAGCGTGATGTAGAGAGACCCGGTGAAATGACAGCGAGCGTTCCAGTTCCTCTAGGTAACCTTGGAGGAGGCAGGGGTGACCCTATCCCTCAAAGTGTCGCTGCTATCGAGAGAGACATCAGTCCTCTAAGAGAAGATGTGGTAGACCAAATGGGTACGAGTATGGCTTTGAACCCGAACACAGGGCAACTAGAAGTGAGACACCCTACGCAGACTATTCCTATGTTGGATGTAGACCCTGAACAAAGTTTCACTACTCCGCTTGAAAGAGCAAGAGGTAGAGAAGGTATGACATCTGCTGCTGACCGTATGGTTTCAGGTAGCAGAGGTGGCAGGTTCGATGTTAGAGGTGGTGCTAGGTCAGGTCAAAATTTACTGAACCTTGGTATGCAAACAGACCAATTCAATCAGCCAGTAGTCAGTGATAAGACTGGTAGAGCCCAAAGAAATCCATTTGCTCGTCAAAGGTCTGCTTCAAAACTTAGCAATGTCGAAGGTATGAAGACTGGAGGTTTTGGAAAAGACCCTCTATCCGGTATGTCAACTAGGTTTATTCAACCTGAACAAGAAGAAGCACCTCAAGAAATGAGCCAAGAAGATAGAATCCGAGCAATGCTCGAAGGTATGATGACACCGGGCGGTTCTAAAATACAAGAAGCACCTGTCGAAGAGGACAAACCTGAGAGAGTTTCTCGTAAATTATTCGAGCCAAGGATGACTGGCGCAAGGAGACAAGCGATGGATGACATGCAAAGACAACCTATGAGTGCTGAAGAAAAAGAAAGAATGCTCAGTCAACCTACAGATACACCAACTATGGGCGCATTCGCTGACCCATCTAGCCCGGAGGCACAACAATTTGCTAGACAGCAATTGATGCAGGCAGCAATGAACATGGGTCGTCAAGATGGCTCTAAGGCTCAGGGTGCAATTGATAGGTCAGCCTGAATAGTGACACCAAACTACAAGTAGTGAATGCACTTCACTTGCCCTGTAAGCGGGTGAGGACTTGGCGGGTAAAAGAAAAAGCATCAAATGCGAACATTGCTTTCATCATCCTACCAAAAGAGTTTACATGAAAGTCAACGGTGTCTTCAGAGGACTCGCTTGGTATTGCGAAATGTGCACTCTTTTTACAAAAGAATAATATAGTCTACTTAAGATTCGACTTTGGCTGACAGGTCGACCTGACACCAACCGGGGTTGCACTTCCTCTTTTTTCCTGTCAGCCACCCTAATCTTTTTGTCCTGTGCAAACATGCGACAGCCATGAGCGAAAGCCATAGTCTACAGCAGGCTTGGGTTTTACTCAAAGATTATACTTTACTTAATCACCTCCCTGAAGAGTATTACGACAATTTGTCACAGCGAATGATGGACAGGGTGAAGAGTAGAAAACCACTTGAACATGTTAACGCTGACCCTCATGAGCATTACAAAAAGCGATTAAGTCAGAGATATAATGAAAACCAAGAGTTGCCGAATGCATTCAAGAAAAGAGGTATGAAAGGCTATAAGTTTAATTTAGCAGACATCTTTTCCTTTATGGCTAACGATTTGGCTAACAATCATCCTGAGATAATTGAGGCTATGAAACTCAAGAAGCCTGCATCTGATGAGCGACTGGATGAGCGTGAACCTAGTCTGAGTTTTGATGTGATGAGAACTGATGACCCTAAACTTGACGAAAGTGAAAAGCAAATGGGACTGAGTCATACCGTAACTCCTCATTTTAACTTAGATGAGAATGGTAAGTTGCAACTCAAGACTATAGGGCATGGTATGCTAAATGATAAAACTCGACAAAACATACATGTTTTACCTACGACAAGCCCTATACTTCCTGAGCAAGATACACACAACAACTCAAGAATCCATGAAGGGTTACCTAACAGGGTAGATTTCTTCCCAAGAGATGTACCGTCTACCTTTGAAGATTTACAAACTCCTCCGCCTGCACCTGAGCCTTTTGATAAATATGCTAATTTACCACCTGCGTTTAGGGATGCAGCAAGGAGAAGAGACGAAGCAAGGGATATACAAACAGGCGAGCCGATGAATATGGCTTGGAGATTATTGAAGGGATTAGTATGACGGATATAGAGTGGTTAACTGAGGCTGACATAGTAGGTAAAACTGATTGGTCTGATGTGAATTTTTGCAATTGCTGTAGTCCTATGGAACTCAGTCTTGCGGTCATGAAAGCCAAGAAAAAGTCAAAGCCTTTCCACGGCTATAATCCAAACAAGCACGCCAAGACTGGAGGACTCAATGCTAAGGGTCGTGCGGCAGCAAAGCGTAAGACGGGCGCAAATCTGAAAAGACCTGTCACTAAGAAGCCTTCTAAACTAAAAAGGGGTAGCAAGGCATCGAAAAGGAGAAAATCATTCTGCGCTCGTATGAGTGGAGTTAAAGGACCAACCAGTAAGAAAGGTAAATTAACACCTAAAGGTGCAGCATTAAAGAGGTGGAACTGTTGAAGTGCGAAACTTGTGGGGTCTCGTCAGGTTGGTTACCGTGTGGTGCAGGTCATTCACACAACGCTTCAGATTGCCCTTCTTTCCAACAATCACAGAAAGGAGGATATGCAATGAAAGGTAATCCATTTTTGGCAATGAATGAAGCATGGGCTTTACTAAAGCAAGACGATGAGCAAAAAGCAAAGCAGAAAATCATCGCTTGCCTCAAAAAAGAAGGTGGCGCAGCCAGTATGGATGATTGTGTTAAGGCTTGTGGGTTACCAAAAGAAAAGTGCAAGAAATTAATCCAAAGTATGGATAATGTGAAAATATCACCCCATGGTGATGTCATACTAATGGATGGACTGTGATAATATGACTGGTTGTGACTGTGGACATTGTATAGGCATCGACTCTGCTTTTGATTTCTTAGAAAAGAAACTCTGCCCTGCTGGTAAAGCAGCAGCAAAAAGAAAATTCAAAGTTTATCCATCTGCTTATGCAAATGGCTGGGCTGTTCAATATTGTAAGGGTAAGTTCCGTGGTAAGAAAAAGGGGAAGAAGAAATGATACCTCTCGAAGCACTTGAACACGCTTGGCTCATTCTAAAAGCAAAACAAGCCTGTCCAAGAGCGACAAAAGATTTAGAACTTAACACTGAAAATCGCAACGATGCTATTCAATCAGAACACATACGCTATGGTCCATTGAATCTTAATGACGAAGAATATTGGGAAGATGCGGCTGAACATTGGAATACCACAGTAGAGGTAGCAAAGAAATCTAATTGCAGTAATTGTATAGCGTTTGACATTAGTCCTCGTATGAAAGATTGTATGCCATTAGAAGGAGATTTGGGCTATTGCTGGATGCACGATTTCAAGTGCCATAAAGACAGAACATGTTATACTTGGGCAGCGGGCGGTCCTATAACAGATGACGAAACCTCTGAGAAAAATCAAGAAAAGCGAGAGTGAAAATCATGGACAACAGATGCACTTGTCATGACACATTAGTTGTCAAGAACCTCAACAGATGGTTCAAAGAAAAGTGGGTTGATGTTTCTCGTAAAGACCCAAAGACTGGTAAGCACCCTCCTTGTGGTAGGTCGAAAGCCAAGAAAGGAAGCAAAGGCTATCCAAAGTGTAGACCAAGTGTGAGAGTCAGCAGCAAAACACCCAAGACCAGTGGCGAAATGACTAGCGGTCAGAAGCAGGCTGCTACCAAAAGAAAGCGTGCTAAGAAACAAGGTGTTGGTGGTAAACCTACTATTGTCAAAGGAGTCTTGGTTATCAAGAGTCCTGTCAGCCCTGAAGCCAAAAGGCACAAGTTGGAGTATGACAAGAAGTATGAGTCTAGTCCTAAGCGTGTCAAGTATCGTGAAGAGTTGAATCGTGAGCGCAGGAAAAGAGGTATTTACGGACAGGGTGGACCTGATATGAGTCACACCAAAGACCACACTTTGGTAGCAGAAGACCCTCATAGCAACAGAGCCCGACATTTCAAAGAACGAGGTACTCTTAAATCAGATATAGTACTGGTTAGGTAGAGGGACTGACTTGGAAGATTTTTGGAACACACTTTTGAAAGAGTTACTCAAGGTTAGTGAATACAACTTGAGTAAGATACAAGACCTTCAAGACGGTAGCATAGAGGCTATGAACCTACTTGTTGAAGCCGCAGAAAGTTACCATTACTTGCAACAGGCTTATGAAAACAAACAGCATGGGGATATTCATGTCGGAATCTACTTCGCCGATTGACCGAGCATGGTCGGTGGTTGAAGAAAGTTCTGTAAACAAGGCACTTCCAGCCGTAGCAGCCGCAATACCTCCTGTCCTTTTCGGAGGATTAGGTATCGCACAAGGTTCGGGCTATAGATTAGACAATCCTGAGACTGAAGGAATTGACCCCGGTTTTCATGCCCCAGCAGGATTTTATGACCCTCTTACTGGAGGATTATTATATCAAGAAAGCACCGATGTAGTAGGCTTAGATGATGAATCAGTTGAAGGTAGAATAGCAGGTGGTGCTGTAGGTGCTTTGCAAGCCGCCAATCCTCTTGTCGCACTTAGGTTAGGTGGTAAAGCACTACAAGCCGGAGGGCGATTATACAAAATACCTGCTGGCGGAGGAAGAGTTCTTGGTCCTAGTGCAAGGGTTCAGTTAGGGGGTGCTTTAAGGAATTTAGGTAATTCAAAATTTCTTGGGCGTTTAGGTAGAGCCAGTCAACTCGCAGGTAATTTGAATACGCAATTTGGTCCTCAAATTACTACTTTACTTGGTGCTGCTGCTGCGGATAAATTTTTACCTGATGCGCCCAATATGGATAGTTACGGTGGTTCAGGCTCGACATTTGGTCTAGGTCAGGCTAATACAGGTATGAGTGATATTTCCAATGTTCAGAGTAGTTCTGTTCTTGATAGAGAGATTTGGAATCCCAGTGAGGGTTCTGCTTTCGAACAACAGGCAGAGTATGGCGGGACTAGGAAATCATTAGGTGAGTATATGTTTACAAACAATATAGGCGAAGAAATAAAGAAGCAAGTTGAAGATATGATGTACAAGGGCAATTGCTCTGAATGTGGGAAGAACTGTGTAAGTAAAGCCCACTGCATGGAAAATAAAGCGGAACTGGAAATGGTAGAGCATGAGGGCAAGAAAGTCCCTAAGTTCGCTGCTGACGGTAAAGGCGAAGAAGATTTGAACAAAAAAGAAGGTAGCAAAAAGCCAGCACATGGTATGGTTATTGTTATCGGTTCTAAAGCAGGCCCGGGCCCTTCAAAGAATGGCAAGAGGGAAAAACTTGATTCTGAAAAGAAAAAAGATTGATGATATAGTTACAACACATGGGTCGGTCAGGTTCTCTCTCATTCCCTGCCGACCCGCCTGCTAATTTTGTGATACCTTTATTTACGCAGTGGTCTTGCAGAAGGTTAGAGGGATAACTTTGCAGAGTGGCAGAGAGACAATGAGAGATGTAGACCAAGCAGAAATAAGATTGATGGGTTTGATACTCACCCAAGCCGTATCAATCGGTATAGCAATAGCCGTTTTCGATGCAGAATACTGGCTAAAATTAGACGACCCTACAGTTAACGGAATTACTTATGCTATGGCAGCATTTGCTGTTCAGGGTGTAGCGTACTATCTTTTCAAAATGTTCTTCCAACAAGGTATGGATGAAAGAGCGAGATTGGCTGCACAGGAAAAACAGAGAAAAACAAGGTACAGAAGTATGGAGATGAACTTTGACCGTAGAAGACAAGACATGGAATTAAGACTTCAAGAAGCACAGTTGGAGGCTGAACTAAACTGGCTTGAGCAAAACCCCGGTCAAACTCCACCTTGGATTCAAGAAAGGATGAATCCACCTACTACTAGCACTGCTGATTTTGTACCAGCAACTCAATCAGTATCAAAAGAACCTATGTCACTTGGTTTGACATTCGAAGAAACTGATGATGAAAAAGACGCTAAGAGAAAGAGAAACGCAGATGGGACATTCAAGAAAAAGGAGAAGTGATAACTTATGGGTCGAATCTTCAAGACCCCCAGTGATGACGCAGTTGAAGAAACACTGAGGAGTATGCACATAGCCAATACGGTTGATGTAGCATACGAAAGAGGGTGGGGCTGGATTAGAACCGTCATTTTTTCTGTTTGTACTGCGTTTGTAGTCAGTGCGTTTGAGTTTTACACTGATTGGAATTTATGGGAGTCAACAGGAGACTGGCTCAAAGAAAAGTTAAGAGAGTGGTCTGACGCTATATTCAGTTGGAGAAATTGAAATGTCATTGGGTGGTAGTGCTTTAGTTGGCGGAGTGGTGTTCGCTAAGGAATTCTATCACTACTGGAAGCCAAGAAGAGTAGGAGTGTACGGACCGACAATGGTAGGTAAGACTACACTTGACCGCTACATGACAACACCGGGCGAAATGGAAGAAATACCTCTTAGTGAAAGGACTAAACATTTCAAAGTGCCGGGTATAAACAGATTCTTGTTACCAAACCCTACAAGAAAAAGAGTCGCTTGGAAAGGTGACAAGAGAGTAGTTTATTCTTCTGACATAGCAGGTGAGGAAAGGTTTTGGAATCTTTGGATAGATGATATGGTTAATAGACAAGTTGAAGCCATTATATTCTTATTTGATAACAGAACTACATTAGGTGGAGACCCAGCAGTGCAAGCAGTAGGGGGCTTCAAGTTCCTCGTAGATTCAATACTCCACAGACAGTATCGTTATAGAAATTTTAGAAGCAGATTGAGAGGTAAAAAGTATGTTCCAAAGACTATTATGTTGGTTGCAAATAAAGCAGATGAATGGTGGGATGAGCAAGCCAATATACTTTGGCAGCAACAAAGATTGGGTGAACACAAGATGTTCGACCCCTTCAGAGACGACCTTGTACGCCTCCAAAAAGCGGGCGTTCCTACGAAGAGGGGAATGATGGCTACAAGAATAGGCTGGAATGTCGAAAATACAATGATGGAGTTACTAAGTTAGGTGATATTATGATGAGAATAGGCGGATATGGAAGAGTCCCACAAGGAGATGTGAATTTGGCTAATATGAGTCAGGCGCACATGATGGCTTTGAGCCAACAGGGTAATGCTAGTCATGAACAGTTACTCGAAATGCAGGCTGCTCAACAGGGTATGCAAGAAATTTCTAAGCAGAACATAGAAGTTCCAAAGGTAAACTTCTACCCAAGTCGTCACCCTGACCCAAGAAAAGCAAGAAAACAAGACATTAGAAGTGCAAGGAGACTTTTGACACCTACTAAGCGTAAATGGTACAGTCCTCTAAGATGGGTTTGGGGTAGAAAATATAGGTATAACAGGCAAAGTAATCTTTGTGTTATTGATGGTTGTGACTGTGAAGAGTTAATCAAGTATGATAATCTCTATGCTAAGATTACAGATGAAGTTTCAGGTAAGAGTTTGTGGGAAATGTATTGGAAAAACCCTGTAACTAATGCCCCTGAAGCCTTTGTAGCGAGAGAACAAGTCACTAATGGTAGGAAGATGAAGGGTACATATTGCCCTGAACACCTACATTTGTACCATTTATTGTGCAAATGGGAGTCTGAAGCAGACAAAGACCACAATAAAACTAGCATGGGTATGAAAGAAATGGTGAAAAAGGGCGTTTCTACAGTCGCTGTACCCATTGCAGTAGTCAAAAAGAAGGACAATACACCTGAATTATTGAAGAAATATGAGCCATTTTTCATGCAATTGGAGAAGGATTCTAAGGCATACAACGGTATTAACCTATTACATTACAAGAATCCTGAGACTGGAATCAACGATGTGACTATGATTGTGTTCGATTTGAGGCTATTTCAGCAAGAAATGGCTAATATGAGCCCTACTTTGTCAGATGCTATCACTCAATTGGGTATAAATCAAGCCCCTCAACCTAGTGTAGCGCAGAGTTTACCCCAAGAAAATGCCAATGGTGTTATCAATCAGGATGTCCTGCCACAGACAGAGCAAGGTATATTTACACAATCCACAGTATGAGGTGAAAAGATATGATATTTGGTAATGGACAACAGCAAAACGGTGCACTGAATCTCAGTGCTCAAGGTAATTCTAGCCCAATGGCTGCCCAAATGAACCCATTTGCGTCACAAGGTATGATGCAACAGGCTTCTCAGAATACATTTGTGGGTGGAATGATGGGCGGAATGGGTATGCAAGCGAATATGATGCAGCAACCTATACAACCTCCGAGTGAAATGGAGATACAAATGGCTATGATGCGCTCACTTGCACCTATTGACAGGTTCGTAGTAGGGGCTCAGATGGCTGTTTTCTTACAAATGATGAACGATTTAGTGAGTTTTTCTGTACTTGAGATACTAAAGAATGCCGAATTCGTGATTAACGACAAAGAAGGGACAATGAAAATGGATGTAACTTCTCTACCTGATAGTCTACAGACTATGAGTGCAGAGAATGTCAAAGGTCAGTTCAGTAATTTACAGATGGCAAGTCAACAGAGTATTCAAAACGCAGAGATGCAGCAACAGCAGATTGCTGCTTTCGCTCAACAATCTATGATGGGCGGGGCTTTGAGTGCTGCACTGGCTAATGACAATCTGATGGACAAGGCAGGTTCTGCTGCGGGTAAGTTCATGGGTAATTTTATGGGTACGAGGTGATATAGATGAAGGATTTTACACCAATTGCTGGCTTTTCAGGAACTGCTATGGAAATATTTGCACCTCGTAAGAGTGTAATCATTGACATGGTTATGGTTCAACTATTGACAATAATAGTCACTCTCACAGTTTTACTACTGACATCAGGTGGTAAGATGGGTAGTAACACAATGGCTTACCTTGTGCTGGGACTATTCGGTGCTTTCTTCATGTTGACTGGTATTTATTCCCGTATTTCTGAAGTCTAGGTACTCTTTCCATTTACCTTTGGGGCATCTGCTCGATGTCAGTGTAGTCTTGACACGCATTTGACAACCACATTCCATGCATCTGTAGTTTTTCCAACTGGGACAGGACATACAAATGTCGAGTCTTTCTTGCTTTATTTCTTCAGGAACTACTCTTTTCCTTAATATATCCTTAGAGGCTCTTGATAAACCACGAGCGGTTTCTATAGAAACAGGTACACCCATGATTTTGGGCTTAATTCTAGGTAGTTTCACAAAATGAGGGTAACCTTCCCATTCAAAAAGGTTATTCATACCAGCCCCCTCCGACATGGTATGGGAGGTACTCGTCAGACAAAGAGAAGTTGTTCTTTTTGTCAACATGGTGACCGTGATGCTTTAGAGCAGAGCATCATTGACGGCATCGCTAACCCCCAAATAATGGACAAAGATATGGGCTGGAGAGCCAACACAGCAGAGCGTCACATGAAAAATCATGTAGGTGAATATCATTCTACTTCTAATCATTCATGTGCGGTATGCACTAGCGAGAATCGAAAGGAACTGGAAGTAGCATATTTTGAAGGTGAAAGAACCACTGACGACATTGCTACAGAATTAGAGTGTAGCGAAGATTCAGTGTATAGGCACATGAAGCAACACTTCCAACCTCTAGTTAGAAAGAGTTCCGCAGCCGTAGTTGCTATCAAAGTAGGCGAAGAAATTGATATTCTTAGGAACAATGTACAAGGACTGAACGGTAAGTTAGCACAGTATATGGAAGAAACTAACATACATGATGACGGAGTCATCAGTGACATGGTAAGACTTCACAAAGAGGTCAGAGAGACACTCAAGGACTTGAGTGCTTACCAAGAAAAGTGGGCTGAACCATCTACAAATGTAGCCAATAATACGATAAATGTCCTCAAAGTTGAATTAGGCAAAGAAAGTCCCGATGTATGGAAGCGAGTTAAGGCAAGCCTACTCGCCAACGCTGATGGAACAGTGGATGAAGACATCCTTGACATTTTATGAGGTGAAGAAACATGCCAAGTACAGGTTCTGATACACGCATGTACTCACCTAGAAGTGAGTCTAATCTTGGTTATTCCAAAGATGAAGACTACAAGCATGGTTATGGCGACCCTGAAGAAATGGAAAAGGTGCGTGACGAAAAGCAGGCTGAAAAGGAAAAGCCTGTTATGAGTGAAACTCTACCGCATCTACAAATATCAATCCCTCAACGAGAACCTCCTATGATGCCTCCTATGATGGAGGAAGAAGAAGACCCTTTACAGATGAGCGACCAATTCAATGAAGGTCAGCAGTTCGGTGCTATGACAGGTATGCCCGATATGGGTAACCTCAGTCTTGGTGCTGCTACTGGTACTATGCCTGCACCGGGCGGTATGCTCGCTACAGGTGAACCTATGGAAGATGCTTGGTCTAGTTTGATGAAGTCTAAGTTAGATGAGATGGGTACTGGTAAAGATAAGACTTGGAGTCAGCCTCAATTTGAGATTCAACCGGGCGGCTCTAACATTGCATCAGCGACCAGTAGGCGTTCTAAACAACAGTCGAGGACTATGAGCCCTCACAAAAAGAGAGGATTAGATAGAGCCCCTCTTGCCGTACACAGGACTCACTTAGGTGTTGAAACCAAACAGCCCCTAAGACTTGATGCACAGAAGTATGGGCAACAACAGGCTACTCAGGCTCGTAGAAAATTGATGGGTAATGTACCGCAGATACCTTCAGGACACGGAATAGGTGCTGAAACTGATTACAACCCAAGAGTTCCTAGTTCAGGGGGCTCAGGGCAAATCAAAGAACCAAGAAATATCAAAGAAAAGGGCAAGTCCTTTGCAAAGTCTTTGTCTTTGATTAGAGAAGATATAGAGTTAGTCGAGAAAAAGATGGACTACATGCAATTCAATCAGATGAGAAGACTTGTCAGGCAACTTAAAGAAGCCCTAGAGAGAAAAGAAGGGAGTAAAAAGGCTGCTAAGCAAGGAGGTCATGGTAACAACAGAGAAGCGGGACATCGTGAAGGACAAGACAGCACTACCAAACCTGAAGGTGCTACAGAGAATTTAGAGGATGACCCAAAGAACTGGGGCGCACCAAGTCTACTTTTCGCTGCTAGAGGGAGTGGGAGGGTAGGCTGATGTGGAAAGTCCATCTACCTGCTACCAGTCATATTAAGAAGCAGACCTTCTTTGGTACTAACGATTTTCTTAGAGTATTCAATAACACTATCAGAAAATCAGCAGGACTGATGTTCAACAATCAACTCAGGCATTCTTGGAATCCTTCAGATGCAGGTGTTAATCCTGACCCTAAGCAACACGACCACCCTCCTTTCAATCATCACCCTGAAACGGGTGAGTTATTAGATGGGGGCTTACATCCTATTGATTATGTTCACAGAGACTTAATGCAAAGGATATTCCCTAAAGCATTGGCTAGTGGAGATGCTGATAAGTTGAGAGAGGCTCAAGTTCAAACTGCTGGTTTGATACAAGAGGCAATAGACCAATACAATGCTAACCACGATACTGTACATGGTGATGGGAAGACTAACCATAGCCTTCCTAATTTTTCAAGCAGTGCTTGGCGAAAAGTCCATGCTGGTCCTCACTATGAAAACAATGTTCCAACGCACATGAGAAGAGTCAGAGGTGCTGAACCCTTATACGAAAATGGACCAAGACCTCTGATTACTTATTCTATGAACAGAGGAAATGTCAAAGGTGGGGCTACTGGAAGATGGATTGACAGCGGCTTCATTCACATGAATAAAGAACTAGGTGATGTTCTGAAAAAGAGGACTTACCTTGACGATAAAGATATATCGCAACTGCATTATGTCAAGTATAACAGATTGATGCCCGGAAGTCTCAGCGGAGGAATAGTTCAGTCTATTGCCCCTAGAGATTTCAAGACTTATCAACAAACAGGACAATTACCTGACATGTATCTTAGTGGTGAACAACAACAATCACTTGCTGAAAACAGAAGGCACCCTGAAGTACACGGTCACCAACTTGCACATTTCCTACCCCATTCGGCTTTTAGAAGAATGGGTGCAGGTGGTAGAGGGCAAGGTGCTGGATTCAACGGTGAGAAGTTACAAGCATTCTTTGACGAGCAAGGTATAGACCACGGATTAAGCCCTGAAGAACTCAATGATGTATCTAGGTCTGCTATGATTAGGTTACTTTTCCAAAATAAATCACACGGTATAAATTCAGATGGAACTGGTAGGGGTGTCGGTGCTGTATTCAGAAACATCGTTAGAGGACTAGGTTCTCACCACAATGAAGATACTTACAAGTTACACGCACAACATGCTAGTGGTGCTGCTGTAGGAGACACTCAGTTTGCAAGAAGTGCTAATCACAGGGCTGGAGAGATAGTAGCACACATTAGTCACACTGCTAGTAAACTCATGAATGAAGGCGTTCCTCAAGATGAGGCTTTGCAGACTGTGTTAGGTCAACTTAGGGCAGAAGAAGAAGATGCTAATATTGACAGTCATGGTGTAGATGAAGAATATCGTGATAAGGTTCAAGGAGTAATCGACAAGTTACTAGAAAAGACAGGGCATGAAAGGTTCACTTTTGGAGAAATACCTACCGACTATGAAAAGGACAATCTTGAACACAGTGTTCCTGATTTTGGACACCATCAAGCCCCCGACCATTGGCAGGATAGGATATACACCCAGCAGCAACTAGCACCTCCGGGTGCAACTGTCCGTGGAGAACTCAACGATATGGCTGGTTCTCAAGGTATGGTAGGAGAAGGAACGGTGCAGCCAGCACCAGCAATTGAGCAAAGACCTCAACAAGTAAGAGTCGTACCGGGTGACATGGCGGGCATACCACAACCTACGGGTCAAATGCCTGCTATACCCGCTTTACCAACTCGACAGGCATCTCCTGAAGAAATGGCTTTTCAACAAGCGAGGGCTTTACCGAGAGGTCAAACTTTCTTCAACATTGCCCCAAGCGATGATGTTACAGGGCTTGTACAACAAGCACCGATAAGAACAAGCGGTGATGTAGTCAACGACATTGATTTGATTCGTAAGAAGATGGGTTACTTCGATGGATTCTTGAGAGGTGAATTCTGATGGATAAAGTACTGGTTACTAAGGCTATCAGACCTAACTACAACACTTTGGGCGGAGGACCTGTAATGGTAGTAGGTGGTAACCAAGGTAGAGGTAGTCAAGGCAGAACTAGATTACAAAGGCTCGGTGGAGGATTAGGTGGATTAGTCGGAGTAGCAGGTGCTTTGACAGGGCAACATAGAAGCCTAGGTAGTCTTGCTAACGCTATGGTAAGTGGCGGGGCTCAAGGCTCTACACTTGGAGGCTCTTTGGGTAGGAGGCTTTCTAGTAGAGAAAGCAGGGCGAGGGCAGACATGGATGAGGCTACTCGTAATCTATACGCTCAGTATGGGGCTCGTGGAGACCTTGATAGATTTCAATTTAGGCAGAGAAGACCTCAAGATATGCGACAACAAATAGGCGTGATTGATGCTGAGAAGGCTAGGCAAGCACAAGAAGAAAGAATGGCTAGGCAAGCCCAAAGAGCAGAGAATAGGGCTCGTGCTAGGGCAAGAGGTAGGGAGTTTGGTGAAGAAGACCTAAACATGGCGAATAGAGGTCGGGCGTTTACTAATATGTTCACAAATTATGGTGCTTCTGAAGAAGAAATAACGCAAGCACAGAGGGCTGCTGCTGGTATGCAACCAATCAATGCTCAAGGTCAGCCAGTTGACCCTATGTTACAGTTGCCTCCGCCTATGGGTGCAGGAGATACCGCTGCTGCCGAAATTCAAAGGGATGAAAATGCGGGTAACAAAGAAGCGGTTGGCCAAGGTATGGATAACGAGCGTTCCAAATCAGCAGGAGTTAAGAATCTGAGAGAAATTCAAGAGGCTGAGTTTGAGGAAAACGAGGAAGAAACTCAAGAAAACTCTAACCGAGTTGGAGTAGTTAACCCTAATAGTTTGAGAGACATACAATCAAGGCAACAGCAGGGGGTTTGACGCTTGGCTGATATTGATAGCCTAGTGCATGAGATGGACACTCAAATGTCAAAGAAGTCATTCTCTTATTTTTTCACAGAGATACTAGGCTTTGAGTTATCCAAACACCACGAAGACTGGCTCAAAGGACTCAACCAAAACAAATACTACTGTGTTAAGGCTAGTAGAGACCACGGTAAGTCTGTATTTTTCATGAGTTATGCCCTTTGGCTAGGTGCTTTCAATCCTAATACTCACATCATGGTGTTCAGTCACAGCCTTGAGCAGACACTGGAACACATGAGATTCATCAGAAATAACATAGAGTCTGCTGATATTCTGAAAGGACTTAAGCCACAGGGTAAACCTTGGGCTAAATCATACTTCGAGTTCACTAACGGTAGTCGTATCATGGCTAAGTCCGTTGGTGGTGCTACTCGTGGTTTTCACCCTGATGTCGTAGTATGTGACGATATTCTATGGGGTACTACCAGTTCTGAACTTCAAAGAGCAGCCGATTGGTTCTATACTGTATTGCTTCCTGTACTTCACCACACAGGTAGACTAATGATGGTAGGTACTCCTTTCAGTTACAACGACTTGTACGCTGAACTTGAAGACAAAGACACATTCACTGTAGAGACTTACCCTGCTATATTGGCTAACGGTCAACCACTCTGGCCTAACAGGTGGCCTCTTGAAGCGTTGAAACAGCGTGAAAACTCTATGCCTGCAATCAAGTTTGCTCGTGAGTATCTGTGTGAACCTATCCACGATATGTCTAGTATGTTCCCAATGACATTACTAGAAAAGGCTCGTGACCCTAACCTCAGATTGATGGATAAAGCAGAAGTTGACTATAATGAAGAAGGAGAGGCGAGTGGTATATTCGGTCAACATTTCATAGGTTATGACCCTGCTATCTCTTCTGATAAAAACGCTGACTATACTGCTATGACAGTTATGCGTATGTTACCGGGCGAGGATGTCAAGCAGTTAATACACACAGTTCATGAAAAGGGACTTTCGTCTATGGCTCAAAAGCGCATGATGGTTTCACTCAATAATAAATTCCAACCTGATTTGATTGAACTTGAAGGTAACAATTTCCAAAGAATGCTTGAGGCAGAGATGCGAGAGATGGCAGCAGATATGCCAATCAAGATATTCATGACTACTCGTGCTAAGAAGGAGTCCATGTTCATGAGTTTACTACTTGCATTTGAGCAAGGTCATATCAAAACACCTTGGGGGGATGAAAAGAGCAAGGAGTTCACTAGAACTTTGGAGACGCAATTGAGTAGATTCGGTATGCAGAAGAACGGCAGGCTAGAATCTGTAGGTAGCCACGATGACTTGGCTGTAAGTGTAGCCCTTGCTAACTGGGCTACTAAGGAGTTCAGAGGAACTATTGTATTACTTGACGACTATCTTGATGGAGTTGATGATTGGTTTGGCGATGTACCGCAGAGAAATGTCGCAGGGGCGAGTTGGTACACGATATAATTAAGTGACACCAAAAACTGGGTGATAATATGTGGTCTAGTTTGTCTGTAGGTGACTCCAATTATTCGATTGATATGGGAGACGACACATTGAGTACTATTGCGTCAAGTCTTTTGTCCCATCCTAATGTTGATGAAGTGATTGCTAAGTCAATAGCATCAAATTCTTTCGTCACTGAAGAAATACGAAAACCACAATATGCACCGTTCTCACCTACTGGTGACGGTTGGTTCGAAGATAAGTTAGGTAAAAGTGCTAATGACATCATCAAGAACCTCAGAAAAGCCCGCAGAGTATTCAAAGAAGACAAAGAAGAGATTGACAGTATCATTCGCAGTGTCAGAGCGTTGAAGAGTTTGGAAGTAGAGGCTACCCTATCTAAGTTAGATTGGTCCGAGCCTTACCAAGATGCCATGAGAAAGATGGGACTATCTAACAAAGACCTCAGAGCGTTGAGACTTTTTGGTAATACTAGGAAGACTACTCTGATGAGAGCCTGTCATCTTTGGAATAATGCAGAAGACATACTCGCCAAACTGGATGAGTTCCAAGATGTGTGGGGAGAAGAAGAAAAGAACTCTTGGGTTAGTTCTATGCAACAGAAGCAAGACGCTCGTAAGATTTGGAAGAATGCATTGCATCAATTCGATAACCTCAACAAAGAACAACAGAAACTATTGACACTATCTAAATCGGAAATGGAAGAAAAAGGTGCAATGACATCTAAGGCAATCGCATCTAACTTGATAGAGAAGGGAGTCTCCAATGTAAGTTCTGCTAAATTGGCTAAGTTACTGAACATGTACGGTGAAGAACTTAACATAATCAAGTCACACAGAAGAGGTGAATACATGTGTATCAACCGAGAAGGTTTGATAATCAAAGATAATTGGGCTTATGCAGCGGGCTTCTTAGATGCTGATGGTTATATTACCATCACCGAGCGTGGAGAGCCAAGGGCGGGATTCATCGCTACAGGAGAAAGGGGCAGAATGCACTGTGAAGAATTACACAAACACATCGGTGCGGGCGTTTTGCAACTCGACCAAAAGGTGTACTCTGATAATCAGAGGAGTCAACATCGTGTTAGTTTCTATGCCAAGGATGATTTGAGTAAATTACTCAGTAATCTTACCCCACATCTAAGGATGAAAGATATGCAGGCAAAGGCTGTACTTGCATATATTGGAGAGAAAGACCCAGTCAGAAAAACTCAACTCAAGAGATTTGTTCAATTCTCTAACAGGGATGGAACATCTAAAGGTGAGGAGTCTCTGCGAGAATGGGGAGTAGACCGTGATACAGTCATGAGTTGGGCGGAGGCATTGTGATGGCAGAGAAAGGTAGAGTAGGTAGATTCTTAGAAACTTTGGGTAGTCCTTTTCGTAGAAGGACAACGCCTGAGCCCCAAATGCCTTTATGGACTACTGGTATACAAGAGCCTGTACTTGTCCAAGGTATTACTATTCCTGCTCTTTATGCAGTGGCTAATGAAAATCTTATTCTAAGAACTGTATTGAGTACTTTACAACAAGAGATATTCAGAAGGGGCTACTACTGGGAGAAGAAGTTTCACAAGAAGTGTACAGCCTGTGACAAAGAGTTCCAGCACGATGTAGATGAATGCAAAGAGTGCGGTAGTACTGAATTAATCAGTCCTAATCCCGACCAATTAGTATATCCAAGGTGGCTGATAGAGCAGAGAAACTCTATGGAACAAACCTTCATGGATGTACTAAGGGAGATAGAATATGACCTCAATATCACCGATGACGCATTCCTTATACTCATCAAAGAATACTTCATTGACCCTGAAACTAATGAAATGGCTTTCTATCGTATCAAGGAAATTGTTAGAGGCGACCCTATATTCATGCGTATTATTGCTGACAAGCGTGGTGTAAGAGGAGGCAGATTCAGAGTCTGCCCTATTCACAGAAGCGAAGTCAAATCTTTCTCTGAAGAAGAAAAGAAATGCTCTATATGTGGGACTGAGATGGAAGATGTACACCATGTCAATACTGCCGGTAGTGGTAAGACTCAGTATTACCTCAAGGGTGAAGTCATACATGTGAGTAAATACAACCCTAGTAAGTTGTATGGTCGAAGCCCTGTATCTACACTTTGGAGACAGGCTATGACTTTGACAGCGATGGACAACTACATGTACACTGCTTATTCAAAGCGCAGAATACCAAGAGGTATCTTGAGCATTAGTACAGAGAATCTTGAATCAATGAAGGCATTTTGGAAAGCCACTGATGAAAAACTTGAGCGTGACCCTCATTACATCCCTAAGATTGCTACTGAAGGTAACGGTAAGGGTGGTGTCAATTGGGTCAAACTGATGGACAGTCTTGAAGAAATGCAGTACATACCTGCTCGTGATGAGATGCGTCAGCGTATTGCTGCGTTCTACGGAGTATCTAATGTGTTCATGATGGACACAGGTAAGTCAGGCGGTTTAAACAACGAAGGTATGCAGATACTCGTCACTAATCGTGCAGTAGAGTTCGGTCACAAAGTATACACAGAGCATCTATTCCCAAGGATGATGGAACAGATGGATGTCACTGATTGGAAGTTGACACTATATCCAAATGAAGAGGAAGACGAAGTCACTAGACTGAGAAGAGACGAGATGGAAGTCAACATCGCTCAAAGAATGATGATGATGGGCTACAAACCTACGCTACAAGAAGATGCTAACCGAGACATCAGATTCATCTACAAGCAACCTGACCCTGCTGAGGCAGCGATGCAAGGACAACAACCTCAACCTATGGGAGGTATGAGAATGGGTGGAGGTATGGGTACTCCGGGCGCACTACCAAGTAGAAACATTCCTCCACAATTGGCAGCACAGATGGGAAGGCAGGCTCAAGTACCCGGCATGGCTAACCCCGGAGGAGAAGGCATGGGACTAAGAAACCGTGGTCCTGCGAGCCCACAGAACAGAACTAGCATGGGCTCAGGTAGTCCTATGTCGAGCGTTCAACAAAGGGGTATGCAACCCACAGGTTTGGAACAAGCAAGTCAAGGTATAATTAACGCCCGTAATCCAAGAGGGGCTTAGGAACATTAAAGATAAGTGAAGTAGTGGGGATTGGCAATGGACTTGAAGAAATTAGACCCGATGGCTAGAAAAATGCGCTCTCATGTGGATGAGTTTTACAAGGCTCTTGAGAGCCAAGATGGGCTCACTGCAAGGACTCACATCAATGAAATAATAAAGTACGCAGACTACATGAGTAAGGATATTGAGGCTACCGTTATCAAATCAGATAACGCAATCGGTGTCAATGACATCTACGCAGGTGGAGTACCAATCAAGAAAATGTCTGAAGTACAAACCGTTCACACTGCTACTACCAATGTTCTACCGGGGACAATCAGAACCAGTAGGTTCGGTAACATTAACAGAAGGTTGAACAACAGAACTCTGTGAGGTGAGCGTAAGTGACAGAAGAAAGAGAGAGTAATGTCGCAGAACGCTTGATGAGTGCATTGATTACAAAGATGGAGTCAATGGATGCAGGTTTGAAAAACCTAGAAGCCGAGAACAGAGAACTAAGAAAAATGATTTCCAATCCAACAGCCATGCTAAAGAAAGCAGGCTTTGTGTCTGTAACAACACAAAGACCTGAAGATGTACTGGTTGATGGATTCAGAGGCGATGTACCTGATGCTATGGTCTTGAAAGCACAAGACGGTAGTGACTTAGATATGCCTCAAACCAATGCCGAGTTCCATAAGATGGAATGGTCTGAGATTCATGCACTGGCTGAACAAGCCAAAGAAGTGGGCTCTGTCGGCAACCAAATGGGAATGGAGTGATAACATGAAACCTAGATTTGAGCAAGCAAATGATAAAGCATACGAACTATTGAAAGCAGCGAAAGCCCTTGAGGACAGAATCGCTAAGAAAGAAGGTAGTATGCCTGATTACTCAGGTCAAGAAGAAGGGTCAGATGTAGGACATGCAAGGTTTGAGATTCAACCATCGGGTATTCCTAACGCTTTCTATAACACTAACAACGCAGTTCCTAATGTAGAGGATGTAGCCAACAAGGGTGCAATCTCTGAAAACAGTAACATTCTGACTCAAACATCCCCTTACTATCCTACAGCATTTAGCACAACTGGTGCACTTGAAAACTTCAAAGGCGGTGACGGGCCTAAGATGAGCGATTTGAAGAAGTCCGTTGACCGAATCTCCAGCCGTCTGATTTGAACGGCTGGTGATGCTGATGAGAGAAGGGCCATTAGATACGCTCGATAGACACCGTTCTACATTCGTAAAGTCTCTTAATGACGGCATAGGTAAATTAGACGCTGGTGCTGAGTTTTATTTCTCAGCAATTAGTGCAGAAAGGAGAGGCTATGTTCTTAGTCAAGAAGACCAAGCCCTTCTGAAAATGTTCAACTCTGTTCTTCTTATGAAAAGTCAAGAAGTCACAGGTCCTTCAGGTAATTACGATTTGAATACGGAGGGACAAGGCTTTGAATCGGCACAAGGACTCGATGAAGCACAAATGTCTGACATGCTTAGGTTTGGCAGTGGTATGGAGTTGAGTGATAATCCTAGTTATCAGGAACACAGAATAACCCCTCCACCTATGGGACAAACTGTAGCAGGGCTTCCTTGGAAATTAGAACCTAACAATCAAGACCCGCATGATGTTTATGCAGACCACGATTATCTAGGTACTGACTTGAATCCTTTACATGGTGAGTATCACAATATAGTGGGTGACTTCTATGTACACCCTACAGACCACACCGCTACATCTCAAAGCGAAAAGGACCATCATAAAGAGGCAAGGTGGGAAAACTGGGTTAGAGATGACAAACAGCACGACTTTTTGAGAAATCAATTTCACTACGGGCAATTAGCAGTTGACGAGGACTTATCAGGTAACATAATGGGTGCAACTAATCATGCCTTTTATCTTAGGGATTTCCAAAATTGGCTAGGTGACAATACATCTAAAGTGGATGAAATCACTAATCAAATGAAGCAAGAAGGTAGGAGTGGTGAAGAAATAGACCACGCTATCAAGTTGGCTCACATCAATGAAAAGAAGCAATACTGGAAAGAGAACTTAGGATTCATGGATTATTTTCACGGATTAGAGTGGTTTACCCCTGAAGAAAAAGACAGATTCTATAGACATGTACAAGAAAACGGCTGTTCAGAGTAGATAGGCACTCAGGTAACCCTAATTTGATACCTAGGGTTATCAGAAATATCCAACAGAGGTTTTCAGGACTTCACGACCACTGGACAAGAGACCCTGACAGACCGGGACATGGTATGCTCATCACACCTATAGGTATGTCAGAAGAGGGAGATGAGCCTTCGCCCGGCTTCAACTATGAAGCGTTACTAAATCATCAGCCTATGGGTAAAGACAAAAACGCTTGGCAGAGGTCTGTGGCTCATTTCAACAAAATGATGGAACAGCACCACTACGCTACTAATAGTGCAGGTCGCTACGAACCTCTTACTGAAAGACAAGTACCTCAGATAGATTATTCCCCTGATAATCACGGTATTGATTCCATGCTTAGGCATGATATGGTTAAAGACCAAAGGGAGGATTACTACCCTAATTACAATGCTTTGAGATTTATGTTAGGACTGGACCCTGACGGTAACATCTACCCTAAAGGTCAACATCCGTTTTACGGACAATTTTGGGATGGAGGCGAGTTCACACAAGAAGAAGTAGATTCGATAATGGATGCTAGGAAAACTGAGTCTATGCGTGTGGCTAATGCTGGCAGAATGGCTCAGAACCATTCCTCTATACATTATGGTTATGCTATGCATCCCGACCATTACGATTACCTAGACGACCACGAGACACTTGCGACTCACTGGCAAAAGCCATTCAAGGGTCACGGAGGTCTTGGTAAAGATGCCAACGACTTGTACAATTTGATACACCATCACAGTTTACTTTACAGTGAAAAAGAGGACAAGGAAAGGACAGACAAACTAGAGGAACTGAAAGATAGGTTCAAAGGCTTAGTACCTGATGAAGAATTAGAAGAATATGTAAGGTCAGAATTAGGTTCAGAATTCGAACAAGATATAGAGGGTAGATACAAAGGTAGTATCTTTAGTCCTAAAGAAAACAGCCTTTGGTTTTCAAGGACTAGAGCCCAAATAGAGCCTAGACACGATTACGATTTACAAACAGGTGCTATACAATCGGCTGACGATTACAAAGTTCTCAATGCACTTGCACCATTCGGTCAAAGAGAAATGAGTATGAGTCAACAGAGAGAAAAGGGTAGTGGTAAACTTATCACTACTACTGTTAGAGGTAGCCCACTTGATGCACCTCAGAATCTTAAACCTCACAATGTCATCATGTCAAGTAGTGTCAAGGGTAGTGGAGGTCAAAACGCTCACTATGCTAGACATGCTCAAACTGTAGATTCTGCTTTTAACAACATGGTTCACGATGATTACCACGCAGCGAGAAGGTCAGGGGATAGTAATAAGGCAGACAGGGCTCACAAGAAATTACAAGGTAACGGTGTTTTGAGAGTAGCACATTCTTACACAGGTAGAGGTGGGGCTCTTAATCCTGAACCCATGCAAAGTCATAGGACTCATTCCTACCATACTATAGGCACTAAACTTGGTATGAGGATGAACCCTATGTACCCTCAGCAGGATGTGATGAATCTAAAGAATCCTAGAGCCAAACATACTGTAGGAGGTGAAAACCCACTGGATAAAATTTTGCAACTCAGGAATAGTCCTGTTAGGCAAGGGGATATACAGGAAGTTAAACAAACAGAGTTAGACAAAATCGAAAGGGATTACGAAGCAGCCATGTCAAGGGCTAATGCTGTACCTGACGAAGATAGGAAAAGAGAAGAAATCGACAGAGTAGTAAATGAATATAATCGAAGGCTAGAGCGTCTTGACAATAGATTTGGATTAGCAGCACACAGTCCTACTAAGGAATTTGGTGTAGAACCTACTCTAAATCCTGCTGGCTCTGTAACGCCTCAAATATCTGAGGCTAGACCTCCAAGTGATGAACTTGCTTTGTACGAAGAAGAAATAGCGAACATAAGTATGCTTGAGGCTCAATTAGAAGAAGGAGGTCTGAGTGGTGATGATGAGTTTAAAGTTCACAAATTGATAGCAGATAAGCAAAGGTTATTAGATGAACTAGAAGACAAAATTGACCCGCTTTCTACTAAAGGACTAAGATATTCTAAACAAGGTCATGACACCATATTAGAAAACAAACTGAGAGCAGATACTGACGCTATCAAGCAGGCTATGGTTCATCTCAAGAATATGCTGGCTAATACAGCACCTGAAGTACACGATTACATTTTCAATCCTAATTTAGACCACGAAACCGCTGAGGCTAACATGAGAATGTTTGCTAACATGGCTAATGACTACTTGCTGAAAGTACCACACGAACAACACGGTATTTACACCAAGGGTCACGCCCGTATAGACCAAACTGGTAACCAAACTAAAGTTGACGACATGGCTAACATGAAAAGGATGGTTCACGAAAAAGGTACTGAGTTCAATATAGCCGATATACTTGACATGCCTACTGCGTTAGAAAAACTAGGGTTGGACCCTGAGAGTATACCACATCAGAAAAATCTACACGATTTAATCAAAGATGTTTTCCAACCTAGATTCGAGCAATATGGTATGGATTACAAAATGCCGATTATGACAATGAGGCAGTACTTGCAGGCTACAGACCCTGAGATGGATATAGATGGTAGACATGAAAAGGTAAGACACCATCACAAAACTAGCAGAGATGATGAGTTTGCTAACATAGTTCAAGGTATGACAAGGAAAATCACTAACCCTGCTTTCAGTCACCTCAATGAAAGACTTGGTGTTCATTATCAAAATGCCTACAACGAGGATGACCGCAGAGTAAGAGAGTTGACTGACGAAGGACAACCCCTCTATGATAGGAAGAAGACGGCACAGAGTAAACACAAGAACAAGCATCACAGTAGGTACTGGAATACTAAGCAGTACTTGGATTCTCTAATAGTAGGCTTCCCTGAAATAGAGCCCCCTGCACAAGTCAAAGAAACAGTTGATGCCTTTACCGCAGTACCAGCAGACCAATTTAGTCCTTACACTCACTCAGTTCACAGCCTGTACAATTCTGCTGGCTACAGACATGAGTTCGGTGACTTCTTCGAACCTAATTTCAAATTCAAAATATCAAGAAACGGTGATGTCAATGTTGTACCAGTAGCAGAAGGCGAGAGTAACAAGCAGCCACTTGTCAACATTTTAGGAAAGTTTTGGGATGCAGTAGCCCCACCTGAGTGGCTAGAAATGCTTAGACATCCCGACCATGAACAGTCTCGTCAACTTTTATTAAGACCTGACAGAATGGCTGCAAATGATAGACCGGGGCGATTTGGTATAGCGAGAAACACGGATGTACACAGCGTAAGGAAGTCGGACATAGGTTTGGCTGATTTGACTAACCCTGACATTATTAGAAAAGAATTGGGTAGCGAAGTCCCTATCTTACAACCAATGCATCGTATCTTTGAACTAGATGACTTGGAAGAGTTGAGAGGCTTTACAGGTGACTGGATAGTGTCTCACATGCCTGAAGGCGAGCGTGGGTTTGTCAAGAAAGAAGATGACGAAGTATCTTCCAAGACATTTGATTTGAGTGATGAAGACAAAGAGAACTTCAAGAAAGTGACTGATGAAGACTTTACTGCTGATGTAATCAAGACAGAAGAGGGCTACTACATCTTTGATGTCATAGAGTTTGCCGAAAAAGAAGTCCACAATGTCGTATTGAATGACCGTATCAAAATAGTAAGAGGTGCTTTGGAAGGAGTAGAGAATATACATGTTCCAAGTGCAAGCGATACGAGACTGACAGATGATGAAGGTCTCAAAGCCATTGTCGAAAATCTAAGCGAAACGCATGAGAATTTACTACTTAGAGATGCTAAGTCAGTATACATGGTTGGTGAACTCAGACACCCTAAGTGGGTTATGCTGAAACCGGGTAACGATGTAGTGCTGAGAGTATTAGAGCGTAGAGGCAGTGGTCCGTACACATACAGGCTAGGTACAGGTCCGATAACAAGAGAAGAAGAGATAGGTAATAGGGCTGTAGAGTCTGACGGTGAAATCTACATGGATGTAGGAGTAGCATTCAACAGTGAAGAAAAATACAATGAAGGCGACCATGTAATGGTTAATGCTGCCAATGTCAGTAAAGTAGAAACTACTGGCGGTGACGATGTTTACACTTTGACTGCTTCTAAGATATTAGGAGAAGCAGAGGGCGAAGGTCTTGTTAGTAGAGAGACACTTGGTCTGCTTGCTAAGTCCGAGGACCAGTGGCTATGTGAAGTTCATAGGGCTAAGTCAGGGGTTAGAGTAGTTATGCCTCAAGGTGATGTACTATACAAGTGTACACAGACAGGTAGTATGTGGACTGTTCATTCACCTTTGGCTGACAGTAAGTATCTAGTTAGGTTAGCAGAAAGTCAGAGACAATACTGGAGTCCAATAGCAGGTGCTATGCTCAAGGCTAACTTGCACATCACAGAAAAAGAAGAGGTGCATGAGTCACAAGGAGATGCAGAACCACTTATCGAACCTCACAAAGAAGAAGGCACAAATTGGTGGAAAGAGAAAGAGAAAAGGAAAGTACTCGTTAAGGGCTTGATGCTGATTGATAGATTCTTGAAGAGTGGTGCTGGTTCTGTAGGAGGTTCTAATGCAGGTGCAAAGGGATTAGGAATTGATTATGCTACTCCTGTAGAATCCCCACTTGGACCTACTAACTTGCACGATGAGAAGACAATGCCCGACTTTGACAACAGAAAGCGACCCGGTGAAGATTCTTACATTGAGCCAAAATCGAAGGACAGCAAGGATGAAAAGAATATGACAATCCCTACTGAAGAGGGTACTTTAGAGATAACTTCAGACAAAGCCGTGTTCCATACCTGATTAAATAGTATGACAAGTGTGAGAGGGGTAATGCCTACCGGATTGACACTGCGAACTTCCCCTGTTCAACACAGTGGAAGCATCAGCATTGTTAAGGCAGCAAATGACCTCGTAATCGCAGGTTATGCATCTGTAGAAATGGTAGACAAACAAGGAGACCTAATTACAAGAGGGGCTCTAAAAGATGCTTTCGATGGATTCATGAAAGCAGATGGCTTTAGAAATGTACAACTAGCACATTCCAATATACAAGTTGGAGAAGTAATACCTTCCTACACTGACTCTGATGGTCGTGTTTGGAAGTCCGGCGTTGATGACGCTGGAATGTTCGTTGTTATCCAATTAAGAGATGACATCGAAAAGGCAAGAGAAGTTGCCAGTGAAATTCGCAAGGGGGCACTAAGAGGCTTCAGTATCGGAGGACAAGCATTCAAGAGAATGCGTAAGAGCGACCAACAACATGGCGACTACACAGAAATCTCCAAACTGGAACTTCATGAAGTGACTATTTGCGAGAAAGGTATTAACCCGGAGGCGACATTCCGTATATTGAAGGAGGACACAAACATGAGTGACGATAATGTATTAGGCGAATTGTCCAGCACTTTGGACAGGCTAAATGGGCGACTTGACGCTATGGAAAAGGGCGAAATGCCTGAAGGCTTGAAAGAGCACATGGCTGATAAGAAAGAAGAAAAGAAACCTGAGAAAGAAGAAGACGAGGGGAAAGAAATGGCTGAAGAAGACAAGAAAGAAGGAATGTATGCAAAGAGTGAGTACAGCGATGTAATCACAACTGACTACCTAAACTGGATGGAAAACACCTTGAAATCTCAAGGAGTTGACATCGGTGGTGCAAGAGCGCACTTCGACCAACTGTCCAAGGCTAACCTTGGTTCTACACCTGAGCAAATTGGCGATGGTGCAGACTACTTCGCAGGACAAGTAAAAGGCAGAGCACAAGAAGGTGGTTCACCATCTACTAACGCTATTGGAAAACTAAATTCCAACAGTGGTGGAACTGTAGCAAAGGGAGACTACTTGTCTCCTGACTCAGTTAGCCCTGCTGACCTAGAAGCAGCATACGAAGTTTACAAGGCTGCTTCCCTAGAAGAACAATTCAAAACCAACCTTGGAACTGTCTTTGCTGACAGACTAGCCAAGGAAATGAGCGCAGAGGCTGAGGCAAAAGCAGCACAAGCATTTGACGCTAGAACACCACTTGCGAACATCGAGAAAGCATTGTCTGACTTGAGTGCAAGAATCGACAACATTAACTCTGCACCATCCGGTGGAGAAATCAAGAAATCTGTCTCCACTGTTGAAATACCATCAACAGAAGCATTAGGAAACATGGACTGGAGTGAAGTTCACAGACTGGCTGGCAGTGTTTTCAACCAATAAGGAGGAATAAGTATGGCAAGAAACTACATGAGAACAATTAACGATATGGAGAGATACTACTACGGTGCAGGCTCAAGCATGGGCTACTCATACAGTGGTAGCGAATTACTGAAGGCTGACGCACCATTGCTGTCTACTACTGCTGGTACATACCAAGCAATCTACGGTAGAAAAGTATGGTCTCAACTAAACCAAGAATTCAACGCATTTTCAATTCTACCTAAGAAGCCTTGGGACAGAAGTGGATGGAGAGTTGTAACCGCTAAACCTTCTAAGACAGTTGGCGGCGGTATTGCTGAGAACGGTACACTACCTGACACAACAAAACCAACATTCCAAAATGTTGCAGCAAAGCCAAAGACCATTGCACACTCATTCGATATGTCTGAAGTTGCTATCTTCCTTAACGACAAGGATGACGGTCTAGGTGACATTCGCTCAGTTCTAAAAGAAGAAATGGGTAAGCACCACGCAGAGCACATCAACGACATGCTAACTGAGGATGTTACAACTGTTGCTGGTAACGACATCGAGTCTCTTGACAGAATCACCACTGGTAACAACAGCATGACATCAGGTACACACTACGATACTAACGATGAAGACATTTACTCCATCGACAGAAGTGCTAACACATGGTCTTTCGGTGAAGACTCTGCTGACTCAGGTTCTACTGACAGAGTTCTATCTCTCGACCACCTAGATGAAACATTCAGACTCATTTGGGAAAGAGGAGGTAATCCAAAGGTTATGCTAACTGGTTACGATACTCTAATGAGAATCCAACAACTTCTACAAGCACAACAAAGATTCATGGAAGAAAAGAGAGTTGTTCCTACATTCAACGGTGTAAAGGGTGTTCCGGGTGTTGAAGCCGGATTCATCGTAGCAACTTACAACGGTGTTCCAATCATCCCTACCAAGGAGATGGCAAGTGACACTCTAAGCAGAATCTACATGCTAGACACAGACTATGTTTACTTCTCCACTGCTAAACCTACTCAATACTTTGAGAGTGGTATCGAAACTGGCGACCCATTCGCAATCAACAGATTGGGTCAAGAGGGACTTTACAGAACTATGGGTGAAGTTTGGACAACTTTCTTTGGAGGTCAAGGTTCTATCCGTGACCTTAAGTGAGGTTCTTTGGAGAAAAATTAAGGAGATGATTAATTATGGCAACAGAAACAAAAACACAAAAAGGTTTGACAATATCATTCGATGATGGCGACTTTAGTACAGGAACTGTCTCAGTTCTTTTGGACTTAGACCTAAGAACAGGTACACCTGTAGACGAAACAGATTGGTTAGACGGTAACTCAGGAGGCTCTTATCCGGGTACTCTAACAGGGTTCACTGCCTCCAACTCTGATGGAAAAGCAGCAGGAAGTATGAGATTGGTAACTATTGGATTTACACTGGCTGACGCTGCTGAACAAGTATTGGTTCTTACAGCAGGGGCTTCAAAACTCATCGGAGTACTCGGTACTACTTTTGCAGTAGCCGATAAGACCCTTTCCGCTACCTTCACAAACACTGGTTTGGCCCCAGCCGCTAAGACTGGCGGCTCAGACCCATCAATCGTTCTACACGGTGAAGCGGCAGGTGCAGGTACAGTAACCGTAATCTTGCTCAACTGAGGTGAGTAGGCTTGCCTACAGTAACTTACATTGGTAATACGGTCTACCGTAAAATGCCTGACGGCTCTAAGGCTCTGTGGCCTAAAAAGGTTCCAGTTGAAGTAACTCAAGAGTGGCTTAACACATACAGACAAAAAATCTGTACAAGACCTTGGGTATACATCGTAGAAGGAGACGCTGAGGCTGAAGTCACTGTTGACGAAGGCGGAGACGGAATACCTGATGAAGGCTGGACTAAGAAAGACATCAGCGCATGGCTCACAGAAAAGGGTGCAGAGTTCAGTGGTTACACTACAAAAGCCAAACTACTGGCTTTGGTAGGGCAAACACTAAATCCTCCAGCCCCTGAGCCTGTAGTAGAAGTCGAAGAGGCAGAAGCCCCAGTAGAAGAAACAGAAACAGGAGATGAAGAATAATGGCAGTAGCAATAGACCCAAGACCAACTTACTTTGGAGACAGAATTGTAATAACAGGAACATATGCAGCAACAGATACCAGCATTGCGCTTGGTGATTTGTTGACATCAATAGACATGGCAGTAGTAACCCCAGCAGCAGGATTAGCCCCACTAAACCTTGAGGCAGGTACTCAGGCTGATGCAAGCGATGCAGCACCGTTTATCTTTGGTGAATTCGCTACTGTAAGTGGAACGACAATCACAGTCAACACACCCGGAGGCGCACAAGCCACTGCTGGTGGAACTTTCTTCGCTATTGGTCGCCGATGAGGTGATTAAATGGCTAAGTCTGTGAGCATTGTAGGACCTTTTCCTCCTGCGGATTTCCAAGACTCTACGGCTAAAACTGCCATAGAGACGGCAATCAGTACGGCAATAGGAAGCAACACTTGTGTGTCTGCTGACCCTCACTTGATACTTGGGAATATATACTTCATAGTAACTACCAGTTGAGGTGGTTATATGAAGTCATATGGAAGTCTAGGTCTTGACGACATCGCTCGCCTACAGAAGCGTGGTATTCGCCTCAACGAATCCTACGGTGCATCTGTTAGAACTGATGATGATAACCCCCTCGCTGGGGTGACTCTTAAGCAGCGCAACCGTAATAAGAATGCAGGTGATGTACTCAACATCGGCTCAGGTACGAGGTGTAAGCATTGTGGAATGCTTTACTTCTGCTGGGTTGACAAATGTAGGACATGTGGAAAACAGATGGACTTTAATCTAGGAAAGAAAGAGTGATGTTGTATGCCAGTAGTTTTCAGTCCCGGTGAGCCTGAAACGAGGCCACTCGACCCTGATGCTATTGTTTACACTACAGGTGACAAAGTAGCACAACTTCTAGGCATAGCAGCAGGTGAACCTGTACTAGGTGCAGCAAACGCTGCATCAACTGGATTCTATATCACAGGGACAGACCTTAGAGAACACGGCTTTGAAAGCGGTGACAAGATACTTGTTTACAGTGACCTTGACCCGCTAGGCACTGAGTTCACAATCACAGCACCTTCTGTAGAAGATGTGAGTGGCACTAAGTATGTCAAACTCCCTACGACTGTATCGACACCTGCTAACTATACTACGGCAGTCAACACAGAAATTCAGAATCTAACTATCTTTACCAACGGTAAAAGTCGTGGCGTGACAAAGAATATTGTTAACGACCACATCAGAAGAATACAAGATAGGATTGACAACATGACTCACAACGCTTGGAGACCTTATTTGGTCTCCGCAGAGTACATCAACTTCGATACCTACAAACCATACAGGCGTAGATACTACACAGATTATGTGGGTACTGCCCCTCTCCTATTCCGCAATGTACAACAAATATTGCGGATTGAACTTTGGCAAGGAGACGACTATCGTGAAATCGGAAGTGCAGAAGCAAGAATCAAATTTTCAGATGTTTCATCGCTCAGTGGTAAGAGCATTTACCTCGGCTTGGGTAATGGTAGCGTGGCTAGTTTACCTGTCGGTAGCGGTAGTGGCAACTGGCGTGGAGAAATTGATGCTAATTCTACAGCCCAAAACTTTGCTGACCTTATTAACAAAGAGGACAGGGTTTCTAAGTCGGCAGTAGAGTTCAGCCCTGCATTTACACTTGAAGGCTCTACATCAAATGTAGCAGTTCATAACGAGTTCTTGGCTTCAGCCAACTCTGACTATGGTACTGGTGTTGTAAAGTTGACTTCTATGAGGGCTGTCAAGGCTGGAGAGGAATGCTCTATAGTCACTGACAGTACTGACATTAATATCGACCAAGTACAAACTAACACGGCGACTGTTACAAGTGTCGTTTCTACCACTGTCAATGTCAACTCAACGACTGGTTTCGTCAAGGCAGGTTTGTGCATCAAAGGTGACACAGTGTTTCGCTACACTGGTAAAACTGCTACATCGTTTACCGGATGCGTTGTTGTCACTGGTTCTTCGTTAAGTGACATTTCAGGAACAATCACACAAAATACCTTCGTCACTGATTTACAGGGCGGCAGTGCCAGTGGCGACAACGCTCGTCTGAGAGACTGGTGGCTCGACCACGAGATGGGAATTATTTACTTCAACAACTCTTATCCGTTCTTCGAATGGAACGCAATCAAGGTGGCTTACATTTACGGTGAAAGGTATCTTGAAAAAGCAATAGAAGAGGCTGCCACTAAACTTGTAGCAAGCGAATTGCTAATGGCTGATGACCGCAGTGTACTGATACCTGAAGGTACGCAGAACATAGACTTGGGTTCGAAAGCCCAATTGTGGCGTAGAGAGGCTTTAGATATTATCGCTCGATACAAGGAAGTGGTGGTGTTCTCATGACAGCAACATGGAAAGAGCCTCTTGACGCTGTCATTGACATTCTCAAAGCCGACCACGATTCTGTTACTAAGAAAGGTTGGAACAGAGCCAATACAGACAATGTGAAGCCTGTCATACTAGACATAGCGTCAGACGGTCCTGAGCGTGGTAAGAGGCTTGATTTACAGCGTCATGATTACATCCTCTGCTACGAGACGGCACTTAACGAAGAAGTGCCTGATTTACTATACAATTTCGTTACTACTCGTGTGAACATCACAGTAGATATGCGTACCACGAGAAGCAGAAGCAGATTGCGTAAGATGGAAAATGAGATGCGTAGAATCATACATGTCAATCGCAAGGGTGATGGAGAGAATTTTGACCGTATGATTCTCAAAGTAAGAACGGACCTCAGTGACCGTACAAAGAAACTGTTCAGACATACATTTCAAGTGGAAGTAGTTATCCTTGCGGAGGCGATACCATGACTGGTTTTGGGGCACATTACAAAGGCGATGTCTCAGAGATTTCTATGGGACACGAAACTAGCGTTGTTATTGAACACGACCAGCCGAGGACATGGACAGCGAAGACCACTGACTCAACTCGTGAGTATACTACGATAGAGTTCAGAGGCACTACCGCAGCCACTAATAGTAGTATCTTCGAGCAAACTAAACCTATACTGAAAGTTCCACTCGGTATGCTGATAGGGCAGAAATTGAGTTTTCACTCTATTTCTACAGGGAATAATAACTTCAGTAATTTCTACAATAGTACATTGAAAAGTAGATTATACACCATAATAGACCACACACTTGAGGCTAACACGGATGGGGATGTATCGACACAAATTAAGATAGTGCCTGCATTTTCTACTACAACATCACTTGACAGCGGTACAGGTGATAGTATTATGTTACACTCTACGGGCTTACCTACCATACAAGGAGACACTAATTTCGCTATGAGTACAGCGGCTAGTTCATCAAAAGAAGTTAGCCTCATCGACCAGTTTGTAGGACTAGCGAGTTTCATGACTTTACCTGATACCAAAGTTGACCTGCACAGTTACCATGTAGTAGGACTAGGTAGACAGGTTGCAGTTCAACAGACAGGTAAGGTACACCATGTAGGCGGCTCTCTTGAGATGCCTATGCACAGTGCTAAGTGGTTATATTACAGCCTAGGTAGAGAAGTAGTTAGCAAAGACAACTGCGGAGATAGAGGGCACGCTACGAGCCCTGTACCGACAATACATGCTGACATAGAGCCGGGGCAAGGTTACATTGATGTAGCCAGCAGCGAGAGTGCTGGTGTCAGATTTGGTTCTAGTACTAACGCTGCGGTAGGAGATTACTTGTTATTGAAAGATACGACAAGAGTTCCTACTACAACATACAAGACTCCTGAACTGAACACTGACAAATACTTCCCATCTGTCAGCGATACCGTTCACTTTGAGTGGGCTGAATCTAGTGAGTGTCGCCGTATCTCTGCGATAGAGTACATCAAGGATTTAGGTGCAGGAACATTCAGATATGTATTCAGATTATATATAGACGATAACTGGCAATTCCCTCACACCACTTCTGATACTCTCGAATTGAGACACTACAATGATGCTAGTACTGACGGTAGTCCTGACATCAACACAACTAGAACAATCAACAACCATGTCAAGAGGCTTCTATTCTCTGCTGAAACTATACCGAGTTTTAGTATGGAACACAGTATAAGGACAAGAGATGTAGGTTCTTTCAACGCTACGGCTGAGTCCACTGTAGCACCGGGCTCTGCGAATGACAGTAAGCAGTTGACTAGAATATTCAAAGGATGTAAGGTGCTTGAGTGGGAGATGTCTTCTACTGTAGATGCTGAAGTCAAATACAGGTGCATCTTCAACGCACTTGCCTGCTACACAGATACGGGTAGGCTCGAATCAAGCAATGCAGGTGACCGTTATACTGCTCACCGTATGTTCCAAAATACAGCCGACACAAAGCGTGGTAGAAAGGTCAGTGGCATAGCAGAAGGTGCTGAGAAACCATTTATGTTTTACAACGGTACAATATCGGCTTTCGACCAAAATCTTGGCTTCGTTAGTTCTTTTGAACTCAGAGGTAAAACTGGCGTTGAATTGTTCCACACTATACAGAGTAATCCTTTACCTGAGTCAGTCAACGCTAGTAGTCTCAGTCTCAAGCAAGTTCCATACGGCGGTACTCGAAACGCTAGTATTATCCGTGAAGGTAGAGAAGAATTCGAGATGGAGATTACGCTGGCATTACAGGATGCTACTCTATTCCACGAACTGAGAAGTCATGTAGAGCGTGGCGGTACAGTTGGTTCTACAGGGGGGACTATCATGCTTCACTTTACCAAGCCTGTCGTCAGTGGTGACAGCGGGGCTACTCCCAGTCTAAGAGTTATAATTGATGATTATTTTATTACAGAATTACCAATACCTATGCCTGACGACAAAGGTCTTCTGTTTACAACTATGAAACTAAAACCTCAGAATGTGAAAGTCATAAGTATTGATGCCGATTACCATTGTTAGAGGGGAGACTTATGCCGTTAAGATTTATCAAATCCCTCAACCCATACCAGCCTTTCGATGGCGAAGTTATAGTCAATGATGAAGAAGAAGAGGGCGGAGAGTACCTCTTCGACCCCGAAGCAGGTAGAGCCAGTGATGACCCATTCGCTCACCTAAAGGTGGTGGAATCTCCTGATGATTCAGCAGATTCAAACGAGAGCGTGAGTAAGTATGTCGGAGGAGAAGAAGAATAAAATAAAGATAAACGGAACACCTGTCCAAGTCTCAGCCAAACGGTTGACATTTTTTGATGTTCAAGCAATCGCACCGCTGTTCGCTAACAGCACTTTGGATTTCTCTAACTACTGGCGTTACGCATTCTACAACTGGCTCGACTGCACACCTTCTATAGACTTTGAATCACTGTCGCCTGAAGAAGGACAGAGCCTCGCTGAACTGCTTCCTGAGCCTTCGCAGGTTATGGAATGGCTAGTTTTTCGGGAGGCGAAGTCGGCGACATCAGACGCTACCTTAACAACAGGTCTACCAAAGACCGACTTCGCTACCAACGAGAAGGGATGGAATACCTTCTAATGACGCACTACAATATGAATCTACAAGAGGTGAGGAATCTGACAATAGAAGACGGCAAACAACTTCTCTACTGGGCTCAGGCTATGCAAGTAGAAGAAGAGATACCTAGGGATGCAATTTATTTGGGGTATGACAATGTCCCGCCATTGGAGGGCTCACTATGATTGACGGCGAAATCGACCCACGCTCGGTTGAAGCGATGGATAAATTCAAGAAATACGCAAAGGAAGCGGGCGAGAACATGAAGTCTTTGCAGATGCAGATGGACAAGTTCAGCAAATCTATGGAGATGACTAAGGTCAACAGTACTGACTTGACCGCTTCTTTGAAGAACATGGAGAAGTCACAACCTTTCCAACAAATGATGGAGAGCCCTGTGCAGCAAGGACAACTGGCTGGAGGGGGCGGAGGGCAGACTAACAATGTCACCGTCAATCTCAAGATAGATGTCAGCGGAGTAACTGACAAAACAGACAAGCAGAAACTCGCTAAAGAAATCAGCACTATGGTTACTAAAGAACTGAGAAGTAAGATAGGTGGGTCTTTCACCCAAAGCGGCTTTAACAGGAGTGGCTAAGTATGGATGAAGGAGAGAGAATGCCTATTCGCCTTGTTCAAGAGAACGGCGATACTATCTCTCTCGATGCTACGCAAGTTGATATTGTAGTAGAAAGAGTCCAATCTAACTTTGGTATTCCTTTGATGGATGCAAAGCGTATGGGTATAGATGTCAACCAGTCTGCTGTTACCGTAGAAGTGCAGGGTGTATTTGCTGATGACCTAGGTCAAGAAGAATCTTCACAGGCTACTGCTATTCTCGACTTCTATCAACCTCAACAGATTGTTACATGGGGTCAGCCGGTTGGAGGTAGCGGAGGTAACCCCAGCGGTCCGATTTCGTCAGGCTTCAACTCAAGAGGCTCTTCAGGCGGAGTAGGTGCGACCACAGGATTGACAGGTACTATCGCTAACAGTGGGTCTTTTTCAGGTGGTATAGGTGGCTCTCTAGGAGGCGGAGTGACAGACCTCAATGACTTAGGTAATCGTATTCTCAAGTATTGGAACCTGAAGTACATTGATTTCCCTGTAGCATATTGGATAGAAGAGAGTGGGGCGTTAACAGTCCCTGTCAGTTCAGGTATGCAACTGTGGCTCAAAGCAGATGCAATCACAAATACAGACCGTAGCGTTTTACCTACATGGAATGATAGCAGCGGTAATGGCGGATTGGCTCAGCAATTGGATGCTACCAAGCAACCCAAATACCGTACTAACGGAATAAATGGTAAACCCTATGTCCAGTTTGACGGGTCTAATGACTTTATGGAGATAGCCTACTCTGCGTTCTTTAATTCAGAAGAATTCACAGTGTTCGCTGTAGCAAAGACTGATGCAACTGCTGGCGACCAACCAGTGTTTAGTTCTATAGAAGGGACTACTGGAGGCTCGAATGCTAAAGGATATGCACTCAGATACAAAGATGTGAGCACTAATTTTGAGTCTTCTGCTTACTGGCAAGAAGGCAGCACCACTGATGATTTGGGTAGTGGTAACGGTACTGTAAAAAATACAAACGCTTTCTTAACATCTTATGTTATGAAGGACACTAATTCAGATTCAGAATCTGACGAAGTTGAATTGTATTTGAACGGTGGAGTAGAAATATCTCAAAGCAGCGGAGTAGATTATCAGCCAAATACCTCTGCCAGTTTCAAAATAGGCGAGATGGGTAGCGATTATTTCCAAGGTGGTATATACGAAATCATAGTTTACAACAGGGCTCTCAGCGTCTCTGAAAGACAAGAAGTCGAAGGCTACCTGTCTTTCAAATATAATATATCATTAAATGATTCAAGTCACCCTTACTGGGGTAGTTATGCTCATAACTCTAAGCATGTTAGGGTAGTATTTGACAAAGAGATGGTAGGTAGCAAACAAGAACCTTATGGATTCTTAAATCAACTTAGGTCTACATCTTTGGAAGTAACATCAGTATCAGGTAATACTCTGACCCTAAATGGTGACCCAAGGCAGTGGTTTGAACTTACAGAGTCAAATAGAAACTTCGAAGTACTTTTTGCTAAGAGTGGAGATTATTTGAGAAACACAAATCTTAGACCGCATGTCGCTACGGTCACCGCTGTAACAAGTAATAGTATAACTATAAGGAGAGATACAGGCGTTACAGTTTCTGATACTGTGGGAAGTGTAATAGAAATGTCTGCCATAATGTACGCTGACAGTAGTCTAATAGGGGCTGCCGGAAGCCCTGTGATTGTATTACCTATCAAGAATGCAGACACATTTGACGAGAACGCTGACCCTGAAAAGGCAGTCGGTCCTGAATTCCCTAATCACGAAGACGGCTCTGCTAGAGACGGTAGTAGTTTCACTAGAACTGATGAATACATCACCTACCTTTTGTCAAAGGCATTGACATCTTCTTATTTGGATTTGGACAAAGTAGTTGACGCTTCAGGTAATAAAACAATAGACAAAGCGTTCTCCACTGTTATCAGCGAGTCTGCTCACGCCCATAACTGTAGACTCACTATAACGCAGCAATACGCTTCTTCCTTGGGCTCTCTGTCAGATAGTATTGACACCACTCTAGGCGTAGGTCAGATGCCTGTGACTCAAGGTTTCTCAGGCGGCAGAAGCGGTAAGCGAGTCAAGAGTGGTGGTGACAAAGTTCAGGATATGATAGGTATTCTTGCTAACAGTAACAACTTCGCTACTAACCCTGACTTCAATGGTGCTAGTAAGATATTAAGAATGGGTGTAGAGTTCCTTCAGAACCAAGTCATACCCAAAGAATACACTGATGACTTTATCAGAGGTATACAGATACCTTACCTTACAGAAGTCACTAAGGGTAAAAATGTATTAGATTCACACATAGCGCAGCGTAATTTTTTCGTTACCACAGAAGGTAATACGAGCGAAAAGTTATCCAGTATAAACACGGTTCATGCTTCTAGGACTTTCGCTAATAGCCAAGAAGGACATCTAAAGAATGGCATCAGCGGTCTAGTCAGTAACTTCAATGTAAGCAGAAGTGCAGAAGAAAAGGCTTACGAATTTGCATTGCTATTCAATGCAGCAGATATTATACTGTGAGGTGAAAAGATGGCTGTACCGATAAGATTACTCGCTGGTCCTCAAAACGATATACAGATGGATTTGGTAGCAAATACCATTGACATCAACATAGAAAGAAACATCAGTAGTTTTCCAACTCCTAATAATATTCTCAAGCGTTTCGCTATCGACACCAACACTCCAAGAATCAATATTGATATTCATGGTATCATAGACGGAGATGAGGGACTGAACACACAAACTGTAAGTGGTACGACTCCTATGAAGACCTTGGTAAACTTTGGTAGCATGTTACCTTCAACGCCATTTTCTGAATTTAGGGCAACGGGGCAACTAGAAAAAACAAGAAGTCGAGTAGGGTCTCCGGTTAATGTTAAGACTAAAGATTTCGCTAAATTCACACTGACTAGAAGATACGATAAAAAGACTACTACCGAACTGACAGATTTAGTTCCTGACGGGTCGCATGGTACAGGGTTCTGCATTAACCCTAAATATTGGACAGGCTCTACTCAACTAAATTCTTTGATAGAAACTAATTTGAAATTTACAGGCGCACATAGCATCGGTGCTACAGGTGCGTTTACAGTAGATACCACTCTATCAATAAACGGCTCTCCACTCAGTTTGTCTTCTTTACTAGGCTTTGGTGCTGATGCTCTTTTGAATATAGGTGACAGAGTGGTGGATTCTAATGGAGTTTTCATGGGAATAGTGAGTGCTACTACTAGCACGAGCATAACATTTGAAAATGCATTAACTAACGCAATAGTCGCCAATCAAAAAGTTAAGGTAACTCCCAAATGTTTCAACCAAAGAAACGAATTTGTTGGTTATGTAACCAAAATATTTGACGATTCAACAATATCTGCTGGAGATGAGGCCCGTTGGAATATAGGACTATCTGCTGTAAATGATGTAGAATTAAAAGCAGGAGACATATTGACAATAAACCAAAGCAATGACGGGATTGAATCTCTTTTACATAAAGAATCAATAAAGGTAGTACCCTCTTACTGGATTGAAGATGCAAGTAGGAATCCCAAAGGTAGTCTTGTTGACACCGATGTGGAAAGAAATGTAAGTAGAAACGCAAACATAGGAATTGTTTTCAGATTTACTGCGAATAAAACACCTGCTTTGTTAGGAGGTAGTGACGCAATAACTGTCAATTTCGTGGCTACAGGCGTTAAGAGGTCTGCCAATTATGCAAACTATAGTACATCATCTGACGATTCAGGCTATTACGATGCAGTGATTGACATACCAATCAAAGGTATAGGTACTACAGCAGGAAAAAACCCGGCATCTATAATGGCTCAACTTTTAGAAGATGCATTTGAACTCACAGCAGAAGTAAGTACAGGTAACATGAACACTACTGGAAAGACCCTACCTGATGCCTTTAGAGTAAACCGATATGGTAGTATGGTGGTAATAGAGCACTTATATGTTCCAAGTAAAAGTATTTCTCATCCTAAAATATTGTCCAATGGTATATCGGCTAACTTTAATGCAGAAATATTCCAAGGAGAAAGTTCAACATCTACTGACGCTAAGAAATCAGCAGGCGACAAAGTACAAGACCTGATTGGACTTGTTTCTAATTGTCACAAAGAAATAGACATGTTCAGAGGGGTACAGATACCCTATGACAGTTTGATTACCAGTTCAGGTGTAACTGGTGTGGCTCGTAACTTTTTCCTTACATTTGGTGATTTGCCTGCTTCTGAGAAAGGTTCGATTAGTAACACTAGGTCTGCTTCTGAACCTATGGATAAATTAAGTTTAACAGGAGAGGCAGGTCACAATATAGATGAAGGTGGTAAAGAGTCTTGGTGGGAGAGAGTCGCAGAAGGTACTATAGCAGAAGATGCTGTGAGTCTTCTTGGTTTTGTTCTTAACACAGCCGATGATTTGTTTGTTACATTACTTTCAGAAGGGCATGGAAATGATGGAGGTATCAGGATAATGCCGGAGAAACTTCATGTGAAGTATCAGGCTGGCAACAACTACTACGGATTTCAATTGACCCTTGTAGCAACAGACTTTGTAATAGGTGTATGATATGAGTTTATTAATCGAGCCGGGTTTTGGATTGAGATTTAACGGTATCAGTGATAGCGTTCTCGTACCTGTAAACTCTAAACAAATACACGGCACACAAGACGAAGGTAGACAAGGTTTACCTCGCTCTCTCAAGGCTTTTACTATCGAAACATGGTTTATACCTGATACTGGTGGCGTTATCTTTGAACAAGAAAATGTAATGAGATTGACAGTAGGAAGCCCAAGCAGCCCTGCACCTGCTACCTTTGAGGTCAGACTAAGAAACCCAGCCAGTGGCAGGGAGGCAGTGTATACACTGTCTACAGCAAAGCCAGTCACCAAAGCCAACGGTAGAATAGCATATTGGGATGGCGTTCTTTATCCTTCAGTTAATCAAGTACACGACAGTTATTTGGCTACCGATGTAGATAAAAACGATGTTACTGCATTCAATTCAGGTCAGAGAGAGTTACTGAATGTCACTGTTATGTTTGACAGGACAACGATTAGTATGTTTATCAACGGTGACCTAGCAGTATCTCAAACTCTTGAAGAGGCACATGAGTTAGTCACTCAGCAGAATCATATCTACTTAGGAGGAAGAGGTGGTGACTTTAGAGGTACACTCGAATGTGTACACTGGTCGAAAGGTGCTTTACCTTCAGGCTATCAACAGTATGCACCTGTTAAGAGTGACAACACCCTTGGGCTTTGGAGATTCGAAGAACCAATAGAGCCTATCAGTATAATCACAGACAGTCCTTCAATCAGTGCTTCTACAAGTGCCAACTCCACAATTAACATAGGTGCATCAAAAGCCCAAACTTTGCTGGATGAACTGACAGGTCAGAGTGGGTTAACCTCTGCTAACTTCTACGAAAGTCCTTACAGCGGTGGCTCTTATTCAGTTACCGTATATGCTGAGTCCTCTACTACGACAGCCTCCATACCCAAAGTACCTTACAACATTCTCATCAACCCACTAGGTTACAACCAAACGACTGGTAAGCCCACTAACAAAGCACCTGAAAGAATGAGACTGATGTCAATTGACGCAAGTGCTGGTACAATCACTGTGGAGTCTATTCACCTTGATTTTGAGGCAAACGCTACTAATGGTAGAAGAGGTGCGCTCATGGCGCACGATGCTGGTAGATTTGTAATAATTACAGGAGACTGTATAGTAGACACTGGTAAAGGTAACGAGTTCCAACCTTATGGTAGCGGTAGTCAATTTTCTCAGAGGCAAGGGCAAGTTTGTATTGACGAGAGTGACTACGAAAATCACGGCGTTGTGTTCTCTCAAAGTATGGCTATAGATAGTCACGAGTACAACAAATTCTCTGCCAGCACTACAAACATGGGGTCAGACCTTTTAGCCGGTCACTGTGGTCGTCACATTCTGAACCATGTCACCAGTCATCCTTTCATGGGTCTGCTTCCTCCCACCAGCCAGCATAATGTGGAGAAGAAATTAGATATGGGAAGCGATGTAATACGAGCCGTTTTCCCTTATCAGTTTTCCGATATTCGGTCAACTGTACCTGTAAACAGTATAGTTTCTAGTTATGATATACACAGCCCTGTTCAGATAACATCTGCTATATCATCTAGTTCTGTGTCTACTATCGTAGAAAACGGAATGTCTAACATTGATGATACTAAAAGGGACCTACTCGCTATCGGTGGTATTTCTTTTGACCCTAGACCGTTTATGCTAAGGTCTACTCCTTCTCATGAAGAAGCAGGAAATGTTAAACACATCATACCTTCTAAAACTAGCCGTATCGCTGTGTTACATTTACCTCAACTTTCTACTTACAACTACGCACCTTTTGTACAATTACACTACAATGCTGTTGATTTACAAGGCAGTGAGTTCACAACAAGTGCCACCAGTAGACTCACCGCTAACATAAGCGGCAGTAATACCATACTCACACTTCAGAGTGTCAAGTCATTCGGATATGACGGTGAAGAAATACCTGCCACTCAAATCAGAATTGGTGACACTCAGGCATCTACAAATGCTGAAGCGTTTGCTACTATCAACTACTCAGCAAAAACTTTGACATTCTCTACAGCCTGTGCCTCTGCGTTTAACACTAAGGCTACTACAGGTGCGATAGTCAAGGTTTTGAACTTAGCACCCAAGTTAATGATAACCAAGACTTTACCTGCCGTTAGCACTATATTGACAGGGTCTTATTCAATTATGGATTTGATTAGGGACTCTATGTCAATCAGTCCCCTTACACTTTATTCCGCTGGAGGAGTAATAGAATTCGAAACTCCTGAAATGCTAGGCTTGTCTGATGGTGATTTGGAAGGCGACAACTCGGAAGGTACTGTAGCAGAAAAGGTGTTGGATTACAGCCTGTGCCCTGAGAACTATTTACCGTTGACATCTACAGACCCTCCTTGTACAACTCCGCAGGCTATCGCTTTGGCTACCACAGAGTTATCTTCTCGTAACTCTGTATTCCATAGATTGATGGTGAGGAGTAGAAAATCGAACATAGTAGACATCGAAGAAGTAGCAGGTGTTTCTCTTAGAAAAGCCAGTAACGGTAGTAGAGCAAGAACAGGTGTTTTCATCAACAATTCTTCAGGTTATTCATCAGGTGCTACGGGTGCTATGACTGTAGACGGTGCTGACGCTACTGCTCACTTCTCTGTAGGCTCGGAAGTTTTCAAAGCAGACGGTAAGAACTTGGGATTAGTCACCTCCGTCACCACTACCTCTTTAACTATCGGAGGGGGTACAACATCAGCAGTAGTAGATGATGATGAGTTATTCAGTCAGCCTCAGCACTTTGGTGTAGGTACGACTAATCAAAGCACTTGTGTAAACGAATATTTCGACATTATAGAGCACAGCACTAGAGGTAACAAAACTGTATTGATTATACAACCTAGCGATAGAGAAAGGTTCAATCTACTCAGCAAGATGGTATCAGACACAGAAAGTGCTAACTTCGTGTCCATAGAGAGCCTTGTCTCCAAAGGTAGAGTCATATCATTTTCTGACATGAAAGATGGTACTACGATGCTCGCTCATGGTATATCCAGTGACTTGTCATCATCTAGTGTGTATGTCAAAGGTTCGGCTGCACCTGACAGTCACATTGTCAAAGAGATTATGCCGGGTGCGCCTGTAGTGACTATGACTCTTGGTGGCGTAGGACAAGGGGCTATCAATACAAAAGAATCTTATGA